CAAGCCCGTCTATTGTTCGCCAAAAAGCCCGCCCTTGCTAAAGAGTTTGCAAGCAAGACTAAAAGCATTAAAGCGCTTCCTGAGCATGTTAAGAAGAAAAAGAAGAGCAAGAAGAAATGAAAACCCTTAAAGTTATCCCATGCAAAAAGAAAGATAATCCAGAAATATTTAAAAAGCTAAAAGGCAAGCGCTTTGTGGCTATTAGTATTGACAGTGAAGATCAGGATGGGAAAGTATATAAGTATCATGTTAACAACATGACCGATGAAGAAATCGTTTAAGCAGCATCGCTATTGATGAGTAATATGTTTGAAGAGGGCGAAGAAAAATGATCAGAAAAACAGCAAAAGGCACATACGATCTTAACAGAGAGCGGGAAGCAGCATTATTACAGACTATAGACTGGATTATAGATCACCATTTCCAAAGCGCTCTTATTAGCGCTGAAAGCTTGGAGCCAAAGTATAAGATAGGCGATTCCTTATATGCCAAAATGGAGAAGAGAAAGGCCGATCTTATTACTCCCGATGGTTTTATTGTTCTAAAGGTTAAGATAACAGACGTTAGAAAGCATAATGGGGTATTTGTCTATAATTATCTATCCCAAGATGAAAGGGGCGATGTTATAAAATCTCATTGCAGCGAAGATAGATTATCCGTAGAAGAACCACAAGTTAATTAATTATGATAAACAAGCCACCAAGAAAGCAGTACGCAATGGATGATAGGTTCGCGCCCTTGATTGAGAAGGTAGCCGCTCTAAAAGCCGCTATGAGATTGCTTGCTGAAGAATTTAATAAGTTACCAGCAGACTTGCAGGAAATGGTTGTAAAAGCCTCGGAGGACATAAAATGATATTTAGTTTCAAGCGCAAAGAGTTTGAAAGCGCATTTAAAAAGGTTGACGATATAGAGCAATACTTTACAAATTTGATAAAGAAAAATATGGTATTGAAGAAGCAGAAAGCCGTTCTTTGGGAGCAATACCTAAAACTTGAAGAAGATAACCGATTACTTAGAAAAATTATAGAAGACTTACAAAGAAGATCATGATAAACTCATTTGAGCACTTCCAGCCACAAATAACCCTAATCGTGAATGTGATAGCAACCGCCATAAAGGATGCTATGTGTTATCGTAACCCTAGGGATTTTTTTGAGATACTTCGCTCTGAAAAAAAGAAAGGAAATTCTGAATTAAGAGCCTCAGAAGCCAGGGCTTTCCTAGATCGGCGTTGCCGGATATTCTGCTATTACTGTGGCCTTGTTGGTCTTGATCCGGAATGGGTTGAAAAAAAGGCTTGGCAGATCATCAATAGTAAAGATAAAGGGGAAAGGCCATGGGTGAAAAAGCAGCGCTTACCTGCCTAGTTGTTGTTGCAAGCATATTGATAGTCATAATAATAAATCTTTTACATCAAATACTTTAGCACTTGACAAAATAATAAAAAATAATATCAATTTGCTATTGCACGTTAACGCTACTTTGTTTAAAATGTCTACTATTGGGTTATATCTCCTGATTGGATGATATAGAAAATTCGAGAACCCATACTCAGTTTACCATGCCACTTCTGGCACTTAAATCACATTTAATGTAATAAAACATAGTCTGGCGCTATTCGCGTCCTGGCTTTTCTTTGCCCTTAATTTTACTCTGGAGAATCTAATGAGCGTTACCTTTGATGCTACTAATGTTGATAACGTAGCCAGCATGGCTAATTTCAATTCTGCCGCCTATCGTCGCGTTACTATGGCACTAAATGATGTGGCTACCGCTGCTGGTGGTGGCGCTGGCGCGTCTGTTACCTTATCGGTTATTTTTAACCAACCAATCCCTGCCAGCGTAACCAGTTACAACGTACAAGTTACCCCTAACCAAGACGCGGTTGCATTCGTAACCAGCAAAACCAATGCTGGCTTTACTTTAACTTTAAACCCTCGTTTAGCGTCTAATACGTTAAGTAGCGGCACTAACGATATTTGGGTTAGCTGGGATCAATAATCATGGCTAAGCTAAATATTAAGAAAGCCATAAAGAAAAAAGGCGCACTTCACAAGGATTTACATGTGCCCCAAGGGAAAAAAATCCCTGCATCAAAAATCAGAGCAGCCGCTAAAAAGCCTGGCAAAGTAGGCCAGAGAGCGCGTTTTGCGATGACCCTATCTAAGCTTAGGAAAAAGTAATCTTACTTTGTCCTACATTCTGAAATTTAAAAGGTGACCCATGAAAAAAATGGCTAAACAAGGCATGAAAGCCGCTCGCGCCGGAATGGCGACCAAGAAGGAAATACCTGGCGATGTAATGCCTGGTACACAACGGGCTTACCCCGCTCTTAAAGGTGGTTTTGGAGGCAAGCCAGCGTTTGCTTTTAAAGAAAAACGCCCTCGTTAATAAAACTTAAGGCGGGAAGCGGGCAACATGTTTAAACAACTAATGGAGTCCGTTGGCGCGGATAAAGACTATCCGGCTCGGGCGTTATTGATAGACATGTACACGCGCGTCTTGGAAGGCAGGCTTTACGATCATATTAAGTATGCATTCTGCCAAGAGTACGATGGCCAAGGGAATTATATTCAGCTAAGGGATAGAAGACCTTCAGTAAAGTATCCCATTTGCCGGATCGTGGTTGATGACAGCGTTTCACTAACCTTCGGCAATGACCATTTTCCGGCTGTTGTCTGCAAAGACGAAAGCATCATTGATTTTTGTCAGGATTTAATAGAGGAAACCTCATTAAATTCTATCATGATCGAGGCGGCCACCTACGGATCGGTGGGTAGCATCGTGGTCTTGATGCGGATATTTAACGGTAAAGTCTTTTGGGAAGTCAAAACTACACAGTATTTGACACCCGTCTATGATCCCGAAGATCCAAAGTGCTTAATCAAATTAACGGAAAAGTTCAAGGTCAAAGGAAAAGATCTGATTGATCTGGGATATGTCATTGCGGATGCTGACAAAGATTTAGATTTCTGGTTTTTACGAGAATGGAACCAGCAAGACGAGGTTTACTACAAACCTTATAAAGTAGCTGATAAAAAAGCCAAGGCTGTTGTCGATAAAAGCAGAACTTTCCATCACGGCCTAGGGTTTGTCCCAGGTGTTTGGATAAAGAATCTACCTAAGCCAGGATCGATTGATGGCTGGTGCACGTTCTGTCTGGCTATCGATACCGGCATTGAGATTGACTATCAATTAAGTCAAGGTGGGCGCGGCTTAAAGTACGCCAGCGATCCTACCATCATATTAAAGCTAGATGATCAGATGACATTTAGCGAGCAAAACGGAACTGAAATTGCTCAATCTATTACGCTATCGGATGGCACAAGCGCAAGTGTACAAGGTTTCCCAGCCAGTTCCATGGGTAAGCGCGTGGTGCGCTCTGCCAATAATGCGTTAACCGTTGGCAAAGAAGAAGACGTTAAACTGCTTGAAATCAGCGGTACGGCGGCCAAAGCCGTGGGCGAATATGTCCGCGCTTTACGAGAATACGCACTAGAAAGCATGCATGGCAACCGTGCCAATGCTGACAAAGTGAATGCTGCACAATCAGGCCGCGCCCAAAAGGAAATGAATCAGGCTTTGATCTGGCTTGCTGACAAATTACGCATCTCTTACGGAGAAGAAGGGTTTGTAAAAATCCTTGAAATGGTCATTAGAGCAACGCATGTCTATGACATTATCATTAATGGCGTTACCTACAAAGCCATTAACGCAGAAGAAAAAATAACCTTGAAGTGGCCAAACTGGTATCCGCCAACACCGCAAGAGTTAGTCCAGATTGCAACGGCCACCAAGATCCACACTGATACCGGCCACATGAGTAAGGAAACCGCTATTAAGAACATCGCGGAGGATTACGCCATTAAAGATGTGGAAGAAGAAATGAAGAAAATTGATGAGGATCAAGCGAAGATCAAGGCGCTTAATCCCAAGGTGAATGAAATCATTCAAGCCTAATGTCCTTTAAATTTGATAAAGCCTCGCTGAAGCGGGGCTTTTTTGTTTACGCGCCCTAAAAAGCGCATCCCGCCACTGAAGTGGCTTATTCCGTGAGGTACATATGTCTGAATCTAACACAACCACTGAGATTGAAAACGAAGGCACCGATCCTTCTTTAGAAGAAATTCACGAAGAAGAGAACGGAGGTGAAGAATCACCGAATGCAAACAAAAACTCTCAAGGTGAAAAACCTGCTAAGCCCAAAAAGAAGCGCTACTTAGGTGAATATCTGCATGAATTGCGTGAGGAAAACAAAGCCCTACGCTTGCAATCAGAAGAGAACCTAAAGAAAGCCGCTGATGAAAGAAAGCTTGCAGAAGAAGAAAGGAAAGCATCTAAGGAAACCCTTCAAAAAATTGAAGAAAAACTCAAGGCTGATCAAGAACGCATCATCCGCGCAGAATTAAAGGTTTTTGCAACAAAAGCCGGAATGATTGATGTCGATGATGTGAGATACGTTGACCTTTCTACCGTTAAATTTTCAGAAGACGGAGACGTTATGGGCGCAAAAGAAGCCGTTGAAGCTTTGAAAGCCAAAAAGCCTCACTACTTTAAACAAAATAGTTCTTCCCCTTCTTTCGGTACGCCAAAACCTGGCGAAGAGATGAAGCCGTTTAATGCTATGTCGGTGACTGATGACGAATATCGTAAGCAGAACCCAAAACCATGGCGCAAATAGTTCATCCGAAAGACTTACTTTTCATTCGGAGTTATAAAAAATGACTGCTATACAGTTACCTACAGAATTGACTGCATTATTACAAAGTAATCAGCTACAAAAAGAGTTTCAATTAGGCTTGCGGGCTAAATTGGAATATCGCGGTATTGCTGAAAAAATGACTTTCCCTATCACCATTGGTCAAACATTAACAGCTACTCGTAGCGGTTATTTGCCCGCTGTTGAAACCCCGCTTAATCCAGCGACTAACACCAACTTAGATAACGGTTTAACCCCCGTTGTTGCACCGATTGAACAATATACGATCAGTGTGGCAATGTACGGCTTAACCCAGAACCTAAACTTGGTAGCGAACGCGTTTGGTATTGCGGATCAGTTCCAGCGTAACTCTTTCACCAACGGTGAAAACGCAGCGCGTTCTTTGGATACCATTGCGCGTAATGGATTGTTTGATGCTTACTTGGGCGGCAACACTCGTACTACGGTCACCCTAGGCGCTCCAGGCACAACCATTCAGGTTGATGATATCCGCGGCTTTGATGTCGTGTTGGTTAACGGCAAATATGTTCCTGTTAGCGGATCCAATACGCTGTCGGTTCATATTGGTTCTAACGACTATGACTTAGTTGCCTCTGGCGCGGATGCGGTAAATACCTCAAAAACATTCCGTGGTATTTCTGGAACCTTAACTTTTGCTACCAACGTTAGTGTAGCAGATAGTACACAAGGTAATCCCGTTACTAGCAATTTTGGCCCTGCTATTTTCCGTCCTAATGATCGTACCACTTCCACTCGTTTGGTGGCTGGTGACGTATTAACGATGGCTTTATTGCAAGACACCGTTGCTTATCAACGTGATAACGCAGTTACTGACTTAGGTGGTTTCTATAACTGCTATCTGGACAACCAAAACTTAACACAGCTCTTCAGAGATCCTGATTTCCGTCAGTTATACCAAGGCGGATATCAAGCGGCTGAATATCGTAATTCACGTGTTGTTGAAACTCTTGGATTGCGCTTCATCACGACTACTCAGGCTCCAGTTCAAAAACAGGTGGCTAATGATGGTACGGCTGTTGACTTAAGTGTACGCAGAACCATTATTGCCGGTGCAGATACGCTGGTAGAAGGTACGTTTGAAGGTCAGTTAGGTATGCCATTGAATGAAACCAGTGGTGTTATCCATAAGGAAGAAATTGACGGTGCTGTAATGGTCGTTCGCGCTCCTATTGATCGCGCCGGTCAGATCATCTCTCAAACCTGGTATAGCGTAATTGGTTATGTTGCTCCAACCGATGCAACCGCCAATTCTTCTATCATCCCAACCGCCAGCAATGCGTACTTGAAACGCGCTGCTGTGTTGGAAACCGTACTTTAAGGCAGGATGGGGAGGAGAAATCCTCCCCTTTTTCTATGGCAAAAAAAATTAGTCAGATTTTTTCTAAAAACACTACGGATGGGGTGATTGATGGAGCTTCCTTCATTAGCGATGCGTTGGATGCGGCTATTGAAGAATCAAAAGAGGAAGACATCAGTACTGAAGAAGTTATTGATGACAAAAAAACCTCAAAGAAAGAGAAAAAACAGAAGTCTAAAGATTTCTTTGTGGAAAAAGATTTTTATGTTAAGCGCCGATTGGTAAGTGTGCTTTACAAAAGAGGACAGAAAATAGAAGAGGAAGATCTAGAGTTCTTGAAAAGTATCGGTGCCCCACTAATCGAGGGTTAAAATGGCTTTTAGTGATGCTGAGAAAGTGCAAATAAGGAAATACTGCGGCTACCCCATGTTTGGTGGTCAACCCGTCCAAGACTTTGGATGGCGCTATTTTCAGCAGTACGGAACATTAGAATTTCGGATGATCAATCTTAGCCCTGATGAAGAAACTGAAGTCAGAACAAATTATCTCGTTAAGCTTCCGTCTTTAGAAACCGATGCTTTCGATGTCAGGAATAATCTTGACACCGATCAGGCGGCGGTTTGGCATTGGAATAAAGATGAAATTAGGGACAGAAAGAAATTATACAATTATTGGCGATATCAATTGTGCGCATTCTTTGGTATCGGCCCTGGTCCTTATTTCGGTGGTGGCGGCGTTCAATTCGCGGTGTAATAAATGGTAGATTTTGCCCGTGTTCAAAACCGTATCTACTACGGATATGGTAAAGCCGCCAAAAGGTTAGGAACCAGTCATAGTATTTATCGATCAGCGAATGGCATTGATCCTATCACGTCTCCTAATTTATTAGGCACACAATTAATCAGTGTTGATGCCGATCTGAATTTTGATAGAGCCAGAAAATACGGTGATATGACGTGGGAATTCATGCCGGAAGATGGGCTTGGAACTACATTATTTGCCCTGCAAAATTATGATTACATGGTGGGGGCACAGACAACCTACTTTATCGCGGATATTGCAGCGGATGCTCGGTTATCGCCACCGCTTTGTGTGGAATGCAACTCGGTCATATCGATTTCTTCTCCAACCGCTTCCTTAACGCCTGGTGCGAATACATATCAGCAGTATCAAAAAGGATCCGGTACAGAACGCTTACGAAGCTGTCCAGCGGCGATTCTACAGTACAGCGGTGGCAGTAAAGAGGTTACGTTAAAGCTTCCTACGTCCTGCAAATTGCCTTTCTATCAAGTCACGTTACCTGATTTTGATGACGTGATAATAGCAGCGGGCGATATTTTAACCGATGACGAAAACAGAACGATGATCATCGTCAGCGCTGAAAGAACCAAACGAGTTTTAGGATTTAGATTAATAGCCGCACAACTGGGTACATAAAATGGCAAGTTTAAGTGACGTTCAGAACGCCATGGTTAACGTCATTGCTCCCGCCATGTATCCCAATGGCACGTCTAATCCTTCGATTGCAGGAGTTCCCATTTATGTGGCTCCTGGTGATTTTTTAAAACAAGATCTGGATGCAGGTCTTAATGCTGGCAATATTTACATTGCGGTATTTGCAGTCAATGGAATGACAAGGCCAACCACACGTTTTCAGCGTTTATTCGTAGAGCCAAAAATAAATAATCCTGGCCTTATTCTAACGGTGGAGGCGAATACCGTTATCGTCACAGGAACGATTGTGGCTAATGAAGCCGCGATGGTGATTGTGGATGGTGTGGGTTATTCGGTCAAAGTTTTAGTAGGAAGCACGGTTAATTCCATTGCTTCTGCCTTAGCGGCCTTAATTCCTAGCGCATCTTCTTTAAATAACATCGTTACCATTTCAAACACCTACGACATTGTCGCGCGGGTGAGTGTGCAAGGAACATCCAGAGAGATTCTCTACAGTCGAGAAGGTGTGTTTAGGGCGCGTGTGATTACCCCTAGTCACGATCAAAGAGAATTGGTGGGTGATGCGATGGAAATCGCCTTTGGACTAAACGGCTATTACATGCCGATGCCGGATGGATTATCGGCATCCATTAGACCTAACAGGGTGATGGAAGTTAACCCTTACGAATTAGACAACGCTTTTCTACGTGATTATCTGTTCTTAGTTGAATATCACACTACTTATGTGGGCACATTCCAGACGGTTGCAGATACATCAATGACTTTAACAGTTGGCGCATTACCGCCAACGTAATTCCCTTTTAATTAACAAGGTAAATCTTATGGCAGAAAAAGATAAGAAAGACAAACCCGTGGTTGGTTTTTATTGTCCTCCTGAAGAAGTTCAATCTATTCCAGAAGCGATCAAGGTTGAAGAAAAACAACCGGAAGAATTTTGGTTACTAATTAAGTTCCCCTTCGATCAATACACCAAAGAAGTCCTGGTGAGCGATCCAAAAGAAATTAAAGCCATTGTTGAAAATGGCCGTCTCTCAAACTGCTTAAAGATAAAACCGCATAAATAGAGGATTCTACAAATGTCAAATCGCGTTATCCCCGCTGGCTCTATTAACCCAAACGCTATTCTATCGGCTGGTGTTGTGGTTATTGAAAGTATTACACCTGGCATCATTGCCGGTATTCCAACCAATATTGTAGGCGCTGTGGGTATTGCCAATTATGGCCCCACTAATGCGCCTGTTTCCGTGTCAACACCTTCCGATTATAACGCCGCTTTTGGTGCAGTATTGCCGCAATTGTATGATATGGGAACCTTCATCAATGCCGCTACACAACAAGGCACCGTAGGCACCTATATCTGCGTTCGTGTGACGGATGGAACGGACACCGCTGCCAATACTCGATTACTCGATAATCAAACACCAGGGGCAACGGGCGCTATTTTAACCGCTTATTATACCGGCGCTGAAGCCAATACCTTCCAAGCCAATATCACCCCTGGCCCTGGTGGAAGCTCTTATAATCTTTCGATTGGTCGTCCAGGTTTTGCGGCTGAAGTGTTTACCAATATTGGTGCAGGCCCTAACTTCTGGGCTGATTTAATTAGCGCTGTTAACACGGGGCAGTCTGGCGTTCGCGGACCTTCTATTTATGCCAAAGCTGCTCCTAGTGATACCATTAACGGCATCAATCTAACGGCGGGCGGATCGGGTTATACCACACCTCCTGGTGTCACTATAGCGCCTCCGACTTCTGGAATCACCGCTACTGCCACCGCTGTTTTGGGTTATGCGATCTCCAGTGTCGCCGTTAACGTTGCGGGAAGTTATCAAGGAATGGTAACCCTTGGAACCTCTGGCCCTGGTACGGGTGCGGTTTTAGTTCCCACCATGAAAGCTGTTACAGCAACTCCAGTTGCTTTCGGTACTGGATACGCCATTGGTGACACTATTACCTTTGCCGGTGGTACGTTTGGAACCGCCGCAATTGGTACAGTTGTTACGGCCAACCTTGCTTCTCTGGCTTTGCTGGCGGGCGGATCTGGCTATGCGCAAAACGACACGATCACCCTGGCTGGTGGTACGTTTAGTACACCGGCTGTTATTACTGTTACCTCAGTAAGTAGCGGAGTAATCACTGGATTTAATATTACTAATGCTGGCTCTTACAGTGTTGAAGCGTCAAGCTTTACTCAAGGATCCACTTCTGGATCCGGCACAGGTGCCACATTCAATACTGCCGTTTGGGGTGTTAACTCTCTTAACATTTCCACACCAGGATCTTACACAGCGCTTCCTTCAAATCCTGTTACCCAAGCTTCGACCTCTGGGTCTGGTACGGGTGCTACCTTTACCGTTCTTTGGGGATTATTAACCGTTGCGGTCTCTGCTGGCGGATCTGGTTTCACGTCACAATCTGCTCTTACGGTTAGTGGTGCAGGCGCGGGCGGCGCAACAGGTACATTAACTTTAGCGGCTTCCGGTTCTGTTATCAGCTTTACGATGACCAACCACGGTACAGGTTACCAAACAGTTCCTAATGTTTCATTATCGGGCGGTGGTGGCACAGGTGCAGCCGGTGTGGCTACCATTGGCTCTTCCAGTGTTCCCAATATTCCTACCAACCCTTACGCATTTGCAGGCGGCACTAGCGGAAACAGTGGCGTTACCTCTACCACATTATTAGGTGCGAATACATCACCACCTACAGGTATGTATGCGTTAGCCAATAATAACGTTTCGTTATTTGCGCTGGTTGATGCCAGTGATAGCACTACGTTCACCACGCAAAATTCGTTTGCATCACAAACGGCTTGCCAAGCTATTTTAGTGGGGCCAACGAGCCAATCAGTGGCCGTTGCAATTGCTGATAAAAATACACGAGGAATCCAAAGCAATTCTATTGTCTATTTAGTGGGTGACTGGTGCTACTTTGTTGACACCAACAACGGTGGTATCACTCGTTTAATCAGTCCGCAAGGATTTTACGGCGGGTTAATGGCTAATCTATCGCCAGAACAATCACCCTTGAATAAACAAATATTTGGTATTGTCTCCACGCAAAAAACCGCGCAACAGCAACAATATTCAGATGCGGATTATACCAACCTTACCTTGAATGGTTTGGAAGTTATTTCTAATCCTATTTCGGCTGGCGCTCTCTTTGGTTGTGAAACCGGAAGAAGTGGTGGAATAGATAGAACCAATAACTTTGTGAACATCCAACGTATGGCCAATTTCTTGGCTATCTCGATGGCTAAGTCTGGCGTTCTTGGTGCTTATATTGGTCTTCTGAATAATCCAACTAACCAAAAGAGCGCGCGTAATGCGATTGAATCTTTCCTGGTCAATTTACAGTCAGCCGGTCAAATTAAAAATTTCAAAGTCATCTTGGATGAATCTAACAATCAAGACAGCACCGTTATTCTGGGCTTCATGAATGCCACGGTCAGAGTCCAACTCTTCAGTATCGTTGTCGTGTTCCTGATCAATCTTGAGGTTGGAACCGTCACTATTCAATCTACTACTCCAGGGGAATTATAATGCCTACTAATCCTACTGCTAATGATAACTACATTAGCTCTGCTCAGTTTACTATTGGCCCACAAAATAGTATTCAAATCTTTGAAACTGTTAGTGGCAACCTGGTTGACTGGGGAATGCCGACTGAAATTAACTGGGAAAGCAGGCCGGTTACTACCCGCGTTCCCGTAAATTTGATGAGCGGCACCAAACGCGATCTGATATTTGAGCAAGGCTGGTCTGGAAGTCTTTCTATTCAGCGTACCAAGTCAGCGCTTGATGAATATTGGTCTGTTTTAGAAGCGCAAGTACGCGCTGGTGTTCCAAGACCAACGTTCACGATTCAACAGCGAATTAATGAGTCTGATGGAACCATCACACAGCTGACATTTATTCAATGTCAGTTTACATATGATGAGGCAGGAACCTACGCGAATGAGGAAGGTGTTGTGCAAAGAATGTCTTTCACATCCCCCGCTCGTTTCGTTAAAAAAGTTTAACTTCATAATAAGGTAAAAAATGACACAACCAACACATGAACCTAAAGCAGAAACGCTAAGCCAGGAGATTATCCGAAAAGCGAACAGAACCGTAAGCATTACGGATGATCTGGGAAGGGTTATCGTTATTAGGAAACCAAAGTTTAGTAATCACTTGAGCTTACTTAAGGCATTAGGGCCAGAGCTTTGCGATAATAAAGCTTATGTTGATACGGTTGGTATTGTTTCCACAGTCGTCTCAATTAATGGAGAGCCTGTTTATCTTAAGAGCCAGGTGGATGTTGACTTTTTAGTAAAAAATCTTGAAGAGAGCGACAACGCACTCCCATTAATTGCTGAAGCCGTGATCGAAAACTTCACCGATTCAAAAAGTATTGAGGAGCATAGACAAGCCGTAAAAAAGTAACGGAGGACGGCCATTTAAGGATGATCCTTTATTTGGTTGAGAAAGGCGTTCATTTGGATGTCGCTGATGCGCTATCCCTCGAACAACTAGAAGGGTGGGTAAATATTTTCGCAAAACGAGAAAAAGATAAATTTGACGCCTTTGTAAAAGCCATTACTATCAGCAGGGGATTATGAATACTTTTGATAGTCCCCAAGCCTTCGCTAGGCACTTAAAGAGCATGGCGAGAAAGGAAGTCATTGCGTTAAGAGCAGGGCTTACCACGTGCGCCAAACTCATCAAAAAAACCGCAAAAGAAGAAATAGGGCACTTACAACCTGCGGTGGGACCATTTGCGGCTTGGGCAGAATTAGCGGATTACACGAAGAAAGAAAAGGAAAAGTTAGGCTATAAATTCAATGACGAATATAACCCGCTTTTGCGAGAAGGAACGATGCGGGATTCCTATCAATATGAAGTGAACGGGTTTGAGGCGATTATCGGTTCAAAAATGGATATCGCGGCATGGCATGAATTCGGTACATCGCGAATGCCAGAGCGTCCAGTCTTAGGGCCTGCTGCTTTTAGGAATAAGGAAAAGATTAAAGCCGTTTTTGGATCGAGTGTCGTCATCGGTGTGTTTGGGTTTGGCACTAATAGAGCCAGCTTTCTTCCTTCCGCCTTCACAGAGGGCGCTCATTATTTCAGCTAAAAAGAATACATCATGTTTGATGCTTATAAAGTTGCGGTTAAGCTAACACTGGTTAGTGATGTAGCCAAGCAGCTAAATACGATGTCAAACTTGTTTAACAAGGTTGGCAGGGAAGCAGAAATGCTTCAGCAAAAGCTTAACCGATTAAAAAAGGTCGCTTCTGGATTGGCTGCTGGCGTTGGAGTTGGTATATTTGGTTTTAGTGTATTAAAAAGCAGCATGAAGCCTGGCATGGAATATGCCCACCAGCTTAATATCATGAATATGGCTGGGATGAAGCAACAGGAGATTGCAGAAGCCACAGCAGAGGCATGGAAAATAACCGGCAAGGTTATCACCACAACCGCCACCCAAAACTTAAAAACAATCTTAGACTTAAGAAACGTTTTCGGGCATACGCATGAAGCCGTAGCCTACGCGCCAAAGATAGCGGAAATAGGCGCTGTCTTGATGTCTTCTACAGAAGGAAAGCTTAGCAGCAATTCAAGTAAGATTGCTGAGGATATTGGATTCTCTGTTGCAAAAGCGCTCGATATCAGAAACGCCGTAGGGAATGTGGGTGAATTTAATCGAGAAGCCACAGCGATGGCAAAGGTTATTACCGCCTTCCAAGGCCGTATCTTGCCAGAAGATTACAGGATGTTATTTAAGTATGGCCGTCAAGCCATACCAGGGTTAAGCAACGAATTCTTATATGAGCAAGTTCCAACGTTCATGTTGGAAATGAAAGGACAAAAAGGAAGCGGTGGCCAGGGCGGCTTTGGTACATCATTGGCGGCCTTCTACCGATTCTTTGTTCAGGGGATCATGTCTAAGGTTTCTCTGGCAAGGATGCAGGAGATAGGATTGTTGCCAATGGGCACAGATCTTAAAAGCATGTCAACGACTGACATGCAAAAGCTTGGTGTTAAAGCGGGCGATCTCGGTGTAACAACCACGACAACGGGGACGATGTTAAAAGGAGGGGTGCATGTCAAGGATGTAGAACTTGCACAAACTAACCCGTTTCTATACGTGCAGAATGTTCTACTACCGCTTATCAGGAAAAAATACGGAAATGTAAGTAATAATCAGTTGTCGATGATTATTACCGACTTAATGAAGGGAAGCTCTCAGCTTGCGCAATTTGGTGTTTTACAAATGGCCATTAAGGCCCAAAACACCTACAGAGATCAGGCTATCGTAAGATCAGCAATGGATCCCGATCTTGCTTATAAGACGGCGCTGTCTGGCGATCCTTATCTTGCTATCGGCGCGTTTCACGCGCAAATGGAGAACTTAAAGACAGCCTTCACGATGGGCGTTATACCCTTTGTGATTCCAGGCATGATATCTCTGGTTAAGCATCTTAACGAATTTGCACAGTGGGCAAGGGAACATCCCGCGATTGCCAAAAATATTACGATAGCCATTGCGGCGATCAGTGCGGCATTAGTGACATTTGGCACTATTCTTGGTGTCAGGACAATGTTTGCTATTATCAGCACAACTGC